TGCTAGAGCCTTGATAGCATTTCGATAGTCCTTATCCTCATCATTGGACGCGCCACCCCATACGATCATGTGGCGATAGTCAATGAGCTTACCAAACTGAACGGCGGCACACTTCCAGAGCTTGGAGATGATACCCCAGATACGATCCTCGGACGCACCAAGAGTTGTAGTAGCTACCCAAGACGAAGTGCAATGCGGAGCAGAACACCAATCCAAATAAACCCAAAGACCAACAGGAAACGATTTTCCCATAGAAGCCGCGCCAGCCAAACAAATATCTGTATTATTACAAAGCTCCTCAAGTGTCCTCAATAATTGAGTATTGGTGTAGCCACGATTGTAGATAGAAACTTCAGTAGGCCATTGGAGTTTAACGGCATTGATGAAGTGTTCGTGCGGCGAGAGTAATTTAAAGTCAGATATATTGATATTATGTTTAACACAATACTCTTTGCCATATTCACCACGGCTAATAGAGTAACAATATAATTCAATACCAAGGTCATCCATGTGTTCTGGAAACTGAATCCCGTAGCGACGAATACCTTTGTTTGAAGAAAAAGCTCTTGACATATCAATAAGAAAATATATTTTCCGAACAAAGGCAAGATGAAACTGAAAAACAAAAATCTCGCACCTGTCGGGGGTTGGTTCTGGCGTTATGAGATCAAGCGTAACAATCTCACGTTCCCTGCCATTGTTTACGGAAGCACATTCAATAGCTTGATTCAAAACATCCGCAAGGACTATACATCGAATGGAATCGAAGTTCCTGCCAATATCGAGCAGATGGTCGAAGATCAAACCTGCCAGCGTCAGCCAAGTGATCGTTGCTGGTATAGCGATGGACTCGGAGACAAGATCGCGCAGGCTATTCACACAGTTGCTGCAACCGCAGACAAGGTTTTAGGAACTAAACTAGAGCATAAAGCTCGCGGATGTAGTTCGTGTAACAAACGAAGAAATGCCTTGAATTCATTATCGTAAACGATAAAAGTATAATCCTATGCTCTCCATCGGCCAAGACAACTTTTCACTTGCTACCTTAGACCAAGACGGCAAGCCGCCAGAAACACGAATCTCCAATGCGTCACACGCTTGGAACATCGCAAATAATCTGCGCCTTGCAAACGTAGGGCGCGAGAACAAACGTATCCGTATCTATAAGGCTTACAAAATGTTCCCGCCGACTGGCTACAGCAAGCTCGCGGAGAAACGACTTCCTTGGCAATCTGATGTAAACTACGGACAGCTTGGGTTTATCGTAGACAACCAAAAGTCCAGCTACTACGATGTCATTACTGAGCGTCAGGCGTGTTGCACAATCAAAAGTAAATTCGGTAATGAAAAAGAACGACTCGTTAACTCCGAAAACATTTCCATCGCATTTGACCAAGCAATCCGCGAATGGCCCGGATACCTATACAACACAGAGCAAGACCTTGAGGAAATGTTGCTGTATGGAAAGGGAATCGGAATGTGGGATAGCCCACTTGGATGGATGCCAGAACACGTCTTCCTCTCTGACCTTCTCTTTCCAGACGACATTAGGATCGACTTCTGCAACCTTGAGGAGTTTGTTCGCCGTGTCCGTCTGACGCCATACGAACTCTACAAGAAGATTGAGAATCGTGCGGCGGCAGAAGCAATGGGCTGGAATGTCGATTCGGCTATTGATGCTATTCGTTTCCACCGCGCATTCAGCAACCACCGCAAGACACGCGAAGACTTCTTCCGAACGATCAGCGAAGCGGGATTCAACTGGTCACTCTCTGTGAACCAGAAGATCGACCTCTACGAAGTATACTGGAGGGAGTTCGACGGAAAGATCAGTAAGGCGATCATCCTTCAAGACTACCAACCAATCGCTGACTACATCAACTCCAATGTAAAGGGAGGAGGAAAGATCAGCGATGATGACATCAGAACCCAGCACGGGTTTATGATGCTTAAGGTAGGACTCTTTAACTCATGGGATGAGATCATGTATATGCTGACCGACTCGGTTGGTAGCGGACTCTTCCAAGACATCAAGAGCCAAGCAGAATCTGCGTTCGTAGCCTGCCGCCAGTATGACTTCACGATGAACTCGCTGGTAGATGCAGTGCGACTCAATTCAATGTTGATGATCGAAGGCCAAGGCCCAGACTCAACCAAGATGTTGAAGCAGATGGAATGGTTGCCAATCAGCGTCATGCCAGACGGGGCGAAGTTCATCCAGAACCGCTTCCAACTCCCAGTATCAGAGAGCATGGGATTCATGCAGTTCTTCATGGGAGATATGTATAGGGGCATGGGGCAGTATCGCATCAACGCTCCGACTGCTGGAGGAAAGCAACGCACCAAAGGCGAAGCAGAGTTAGATGCGGCTGAATCCGCTAAACTCTCTGGAACACAGATTCGCCGATTCAATGAGTGCCAGACTCTTTACTTCAAACAACTCTACAAACGCTTCGTAAACGCCAAGTCCAGCGATGATGGATATGAGTATGTGAAGAAGTTCTACGAGATTCTTGAGGAACTTAAAACTCCAAGGGAAGCCGCGCAATGGAAGAATATTACTAGCATCCGTTCTAACTTGATAAATGGTGCAGGTAGCCCATCGTTCAAACTCATCACCGCTGAGAAGCTATTGCAGATCACAGCAATCACCCCAGCGAACGAAGGCCAAGAGAACGCAGTTAAAGACGCAATCGCAGCACTCTCTGGGCGAGACAACGTAGCTCGCTACCGGAATACCAAGATCAGCAAGATTGATGATACGACTCGCGTTATCGGATTTGAAAATGCTGGTATGACTGATGCGTTCGTTAACCCAGCCAACTTCCCTGTGCTACCAACCGATCCGCACATCGAACACGCTCAAGGTCACTTCCAAGACTTGGTGATGCAGTTGCAGATGAATATGCAGTCTATCCAGCAAGGTCAACCAGACATGGCTGATCTTTCTCTGGCCGTTCGCTCCATCAAGTTCAAGGGTGGTCACATCATGGCGCACGTGGAGTATATTGCGAAAGACCAAGGCAAGCAGGACTTCTTGAAGCAATTCATGCAGGGAATGAACGAGGCGCAGAAGATCGCCGACGAACTTCAGTCTGTATACGTGGAGATGGCACAAGCCGAAGCTCAAAAAGGTGGCCAACCAAACTCCGAGGAAGACATCAAACTTCAATACCTCGCCGCCAAGTCTGGTATCGAAATCGACACCAAGAAGAAGCTCGCCGACATTTCGATTGGCAAGGCATCCATCAGCCACGCTCAACGCACCGAGCAACGCAAGGAACAAGGTATCACTCAACTCGCTCTACAGAAAGCCAAGGCTCGCGCCGAGATTCAGAAGGCAAAAGCAAAGATGGCGGCAGAGAAGCCAATGCCAGCAGAGAAGCCAATGGAAGAAGAGGTAGAGATGGAAGAAGAAGAGACAGAAGAACCAGAGGAGATGGAAACCGAAGAGGTAGAGACTCCAGAGGCAACAGAAGTAGTTGAGATGGAAACCACACCGACACCAATGCAACCACAATGACAACAGAAAAAGTAAAATCCCTATGCGCGGCAATAACAACACACGAAGATTGGAACAAGCTACAGGCTTACTTGTTGCTTAACGTAAACCCACCAGAAGGAGTAACCACGCTTATCCATGCAATCAAAACTATTGATGCTATTGGAACAGAAGAACAAGGAGAATTCAAAAAAACCAAGTCTTCTTCAAGAAATAAAGAACCTAAAGACGGCACGATTGACCCAGACCTCGACGAAATCTAATTTATGGCAGACACAAACGACACAGCAGAAGTAATCAAGGAACTGAAGGCTAAACCTCAAGTTCCGATTAAGGGCAATACATCTGACTTCCTCAAGAAGTTCAGCAAACAACAAGCTGACGATGGCAAGCCTAGTGCTACCAATGTCGGTGATCCTAACCTTGGAATACCTAAATACAATGAAGAAGAACCGCCCGAAGAACCAACTGGAGTTACCGAAGCTGAAATCACATCTGACCGAACAGGGAAGAAAAAAGGATTCGTTGAGCGACAAATCGAAGAGAACCGCAAGCTCAAAGAAGAACTGGAGAAATACAGGAAAGAAGAAGTTCCAAAGTTTGAAACAAAAATCCAAGAACTTGAGCGATTGGTCTCCGAGTCGAAATCGACATCAGAAACCAACCACTACCAAGAACAACTCAACAAGGCCATGCAAGAGAAGCTGGACGTTGAGCAACAACTATCCGAGCAGATCAAAGAATTGCGAGGAAAATTGGATTTCCACGATATCACAAGTAATCCTGACTTTAAAAAGAATTACCTCGATCCCATCAAGAATACTTACGATAGTGCGAGGCAGTTGCTGGCGAATGATCCAACGCTTCTTTCAACATT